GAGTTCGTAACTTACCACATGGAGACGAATTCGAAGTTCTATCTGAATATAAAGGCTATCACCAACGTGTTACTTTTAAGCATAAGAAGTGTGATACTGTATGGATGACTACTCCAGCTAGTTTTTTCCTTAGCAAACACAAATGTCCAGTATGTGCAATTAACGCTACTAGAAAGGTTAAGTAATTATGGAGAAAGTAATTAAGAACTATTTAGACAATGTAGATAAAGTAGAAGAGGAATTATCCCGAAAGAAAAAGCTGTTAAATCAGTTTGATAATATTTTTGATCTATTTAATTTCTTATACGTGGGTAATCTTACTAAGGACTTATCTTTCTATGACCCTAACCATGACTCTTTAGCATTAGATGATGGTTTGTTTAATGGTAATGAAAAGGCAATGAGAGAGGCTTTGGGGGCTGAATTTAAAAAGCGTTTAGAAAGTATTGGAATTAATAATGTGGGGGTAGATACCTACAGTTGGCGACTAGGATTTACTATTCCTTCTCCTTACCCTAAGGATATTGAAATTGAATCCTTAACCCCTAATCATAATGTTAAATTAAACTATTATACAGATGTTAGTTCCTTAAGCCAGTTATCTAAGGTGGATGAAATTAATATTGACCTAGTGTTGAAGTACTTTAATCCAATGGCTAATTATGGACGTTTTAAATGGGATCTAAAAGGTATTATTACTCAATCATTAAATGAGCATGATAATGAGTTTTGGTATGATGATTTATTAACTGCTTTATCGACAGATCGTGACTATTTAATTCAATGCTTGACCTTATTTAGGGGTATGCAATATGATGATGACTCTATAGAATATCCTAATTACTTGTCTGAACGGTTAAAGAGTACTGTTGAAAGATTAGAGTCTATCCATGCTTATACCCAAAAGGGTTTAGCTAAAAAGATTAAAAAGGAACTTAAAAAGTCATATTTAGAACATCAAATTGATATTATGATTAAGCCTAAGTATTTCTACTACAATCGAAAGCTTAATCAATTTAAGCGGGATATTGACCACGCAGAAGTATGGAGCAATACTATTGATCTTCGTAAGTCTACAGAAGATTACTACCGTGGTATATTTACGGGATTATTTAATAAGAAGGTTAATATTAATTGGTTTGTTAAAAACGCTAATGACGATTATGTAAAACTTAAATAATATAATTCCCTCTTTCAGAACTACATTAAAACTAGAATAGAAACAATTCTGTTGTACAATGTAGAATAACGAAAGGGGGATTTTTGGTGGGTCAAAAGATCAATATACCCTCACAAAATCAACCGTTTAGAAAGCAATCTTCCTTAGGTGGAGATGTTAGCTTTCGGAATTTAAACGGAACAAATGATAATTCATTTATTACTTTAGCTAAGGTAACAAAAGTTTATTATAAACAAGGTAAATTAGATTTTAAATTAACTAATACTGTTTCGATTGTGCAAGAACAGGGTGGAGACGGTTCTGGGTCTGCTCCAATTCCTGTTGACTTCTTTGGGCGTAAACCAGACGGTCAAGTTTTTGGTCATTACCGTCCAGTTAAAGTTGGAGACTTGATTGCAATTGCTTATATCAATGGTCACCGTTCTAATCCAATTGTAATCGGTGTTTATCCCGATTCTGCACCAGATTATGAATTGATTTCACCATCAATGTTTGAAACTGGTGATGATAATGATTCTGGAATTGCTGAGACTGGTTTAGCTGAGCAAAAGGTTTATCCGTCTATGCAGACTAGTTATCGTTCTGGTTCGGGAACAATTGCAGAAGCTTTAAACGGTCATTCTTTCTTGATCCTAGACGATGAAACAGCTAATCAATATGACCAGCTTTGGACTGATTACGAGTCTGTTGGATTCTTTAACCATAATGGAGAAACAACTAATCCATTAAAAGAAGAGGCTGGTAGTTGGCTATTAGTTCATGAGGATAATCCAGATGGTGATGGCGATGGTCACCGTACTCGTTTCTACGTTAATCCTAAAGGTGAAATTCAAATTGTCCTTATGGGTTCTGACTCAGAGGGTGACGTTTCTGTATTAGAGGGTTCTCGTAAAGACGGGTTTACTCTTAAGCACTATAATGATCTTTCATCAATTAAAGCCGGTGACAAAGGACAGGATGTTTATAATCCAGACTTTGACGTTGCTAAGAAATACGTAGAGCTTAATATTGGTAAAGATCAGTCTATTCTTATGCAGGCTGTAGATCAAGGTTTTTCTGGTGGCAATACTAGTCTTACAGTTAAGCCAGATGGTGTTTACTTAAATGACAAGCCTTTAAATGCAAATATTACAGACTCAATAAAAGAACATAGTAAAGAATTGGCAGACGCTATTTCTAAAGATTTAACCTCTACTAAAGAGTGGGAGGACTTTGATAAGCGGGTTACTCAAGCTGGTAAGGATGCTAAAGACGCTGGTGATAAAGCTAAGCAAGCTGGTGAAGATGCTAAGCAAGCCGGTATTAATGCAGAAAAAGCAGGGGAAGACGCTAAGAAGACTGGTGAAGATATTAAGCGCCATATTGTTTATTATGCTTCTGCTTTCCCCCAAGGGGATCATTACATTCCGGGTAAGTATTTAGCGATTAATACTGAAACTTATATTGCTAATGGTATTATTAAATCTGCGATGATTGAAGACGGGGCTATTGATAATGCTAAAATTGCATATGAAGCCGTTGGTAGTTCACAGATTGAAGACCTAGCGGTTACTCGTGGTAAATTAGCATATATGGCTGTAGGGACTGCTCAAATTGAAGATCTTGCTGTGTCTGATGAAAAAGTAGACCACCTTTCCTTTAATCATATGGAGGGGGAATTATTAGATGCCCATAAGATTAGAGTTCGTAATCTTTCGGGTGATAGTATTTCTGCTAAAACTCTTACTGCTGATAAATTAATTATTGGTGAATTAGGGGATATTACAGATAAGTTAGGAACCATTGCTGATGGTAATATTATTGTTAAAGGGAATGGTAAAGATTCTGGAGTTACCTTAGACGGGTTAGACGCAGATAATCCCGATGTCTATACCCCAAGTAAGAAAGCCATTTTGGTTAACATTGTTCGAGCTATTAAGTCTAGTGCTGAGGCTAGTTTAGACTATGCTAAGGAGGTAGGTTTAAATAATGACCCTATAGCAAAAGACTTACAGAAGAAGTATGACGCAATGGTTGACGGTTTAGCTCCTATCTTTAATGATATGACTGCTACTACTAACTTTGACCATAATACAGTTGAGCAATTAACATCTGATTGTAATAATGCAATTGATAAATTCCAAAACCTTGCCAATAGTCAATTAAATCGTAAGATTGGGCAAACCGCTGATAATAAGAATTCTGTTTATCAAGGCTATGAACAGCCTGCTAATCCACACATTAATGATATATGGTTCCAAGAGAATTCAGACGGAACTTATCAAATTAGGGTTTATGATGGCGGATCTTGGATTAGTCCCGGTATGCAGGATATTAAAGAAGTACAAGAATCAGTGTCTACTTTGCCAAGGTCATACTATAGTTCTATACAGCCAGCTGGGACAGATTATAAAGACGGTGACATCTGGTATAAAACTAGTACCGATACAACTAACAATACCGTAGTATATACTGCGTACAAGTGGAATCGTAATACTAATACATGGGATCCTCTGTTAGACGCAACTAGCTCACATAACTATATAGGATCCGCACCAGCTAACCCAATCGATGGGGACTTTTGGATGGATAATACCACCCTTAAACAGTATCAAAATGGGGTCTGGAAAACAATTCCAACCCAAGGACCTCAAGGTGTTCCCGGTGTTAGTGCAAAACAACAATACATTCATACTGCGTATGCAACTAGTGCTGATGGTAATAATAATTTTAGTGTGGATAGCTTTAGTGGGGCTACTTATATTGGTTTGCTAGTTGATTTTGATGAAGAAGATTCTAAGGATCATACTAAGTACACATGGTCATTAATCAAGGGTAAAGATGGTACAGATGGTAAAGATGGGGTACCGGGTAAGCCGGGTGTAGACGGTAAGACAAGTTATGTACACTTTGCCTATGCTAATAGTAGTGATGGTAATACTGATTTTAACCTAGAATACTTTGCTAATGCTCTATATGTTGGTACTTATACTGATTTTACAGAATCGGATTCCTCTGACCATACCAAGTACACATGGTCTAGGTTAAGGGGTGATAAAGGGGACCAAGGTATTCCCGGTGCAGATGGTACAGACGGTAAAACTTACTACACATGGATCAAGTATGCTACTGATAGTAGTGGTAGCAATATTAGTGATTCCCCGACTGGAATGAGTTATATAGGAATAGCTTATAACAAAGGAAGTCAAACTGAATCAAGTACACCTACTGATTACAAGTGGACTAAAATTAAGGGTGATGACGGTATTCCGGGCACTCCAGGTGCAGACGGTAAAACTAGTTATTTCCATGTTGCCTATGCTAATAGTAGTGATGGTAGTATAGGATTCACAACTAGTCCAAATATAAGTAGTAGCTATCGTTATCTAGGAACTTATACAGATTATACAAGTACAAGTAGTAGAAACCCTTCTTCTTACACATGGGCACCAATGTTTGACTCAACTAAGAAACGCAACTTTACTTCCCAACCAACCACACCTTATGCTGTGGGTGATACGTGGACACAATCAGGTGCTACTTATTTCTGTACAACTGCACGGGATAGTGGTGCATTCACAGCTAGTGATTGGACGATGCAACAATTAACCATTCATTCGTTGGATAGTAGCGTTGCTAATAGCTTGCATAACGATAATCTAGTTTCTGGTACTGATCAGAAATATACAATGGGTTATGGTATCCCTAATACTGTCTGGCAGGATGACTATGCTTACTTGAAATTACCAACAAATGCCACAGGTTATGAAATCCTTCCGCAAGACCCACATACCTTTTTCCATGTTATGAATAAAGGGACAACTTATACTCAAACAATCTGGTTTGAAACTGATGCAACTGTCAAAGACTTGAGTAGGGCTCAAATTACATGGTTTACCAATGTAGGGCACGATCCTCAACCTGCAACCTTGATTAATCTTGGCGAAAATAAATATAAGCTCTACTCGACTTATATGTGGACCGGCAAGAGTGATAATAACGTACGATTGTTTGATATTTTCTACTTAAATTTCGCTTTTGATTTAAGCACAGGAACATACTTGAAGTTTGGCAAGTTGAAGTTGGAAAAAGGAAGTGTAGCTACCCCTTGGTGCTTATCGCAATCTGAACTTACAACGACTACTAGAGACTATAGAGGTGTTACTTTAAATGACAGGGGGCTAACTGCTACCGCAGGAAGTACAACGGTTGCTATGAACTCTAACGATGGTTTTCTTATTAATAATGCTAGCGGACAGGTATTCCATGTAGATACTAGTGGTAATCTTAATATGAAAGGTAATATTACTGCGGGTAACATTTCTGGAGTTAACTTTATCGGAGATAATTTAACCCTTAATAACTCACTGCAAGTTATTAATGGTAATATTTCTGCTGATAATGGTAATGTTGTTATTAACTCTAATGGTCTTACCATTAAAGACGGTGGATTGAAAATTGTTAATAGTAAAGGCGAAACTACTACCGAGATTAGAGATGATGGTACTTTTGCTACTAATAAAGGTTTCTTTAGTGGTTCTATTACTGGTAGTAATATTGTTCTAAATGGTAATGATGGTTCTAAAATCTCTGCTAGTGGTGGTGCTTTTAGTGTAGACGGTTTTGGTAATGTTACTGCAAACTCAATTAAAATTACTGGTAACCGTAAGGATGACGTATCTAATCAAGCCCTGATAAAAGGGGCTAGTATTACAGACGGTAATATTATTAAAGGTAATTTAATTGAGGGTAATAATATTATTGGTAACCGGATTCAATCATCTGAATTTATGACTTCTACTCGTGAGTACTCTAATGGATCCTACTATCCAATTTCTGGGTCTATCTATACGCCATCATTTCTTATTGAAGATTCTGGTAATATTAGTGTACATACTGTCTTTCCTCAAGCTTTTTCTACCATTGCTCGAATTGGATCTAATAAAGGGGTTGATGGTCCCTATGTAAACATTACCCATGAAGCATTTGACCGTAGTACTTTGTCTGGATCTTTCGGGTATGGTAGAGGTTATGAATATCCAGTTCCATATTTATATGGTCATCAAGGGGGAATGGTAGAGTATCCTGTTAATTCTAATGAATTAAGTATTGTCTATATGAATGATATTAGTAGGTCTGAATATAATGGTTATGGATTATATGATGGCTATAAATATACTGAGATAGCAACAATTAATGATATTGTACAAAAGTATAAGTCTAAGATAGGGCGAATTAAGTTTAACTTTGGTATTGTTTGTACCTATGGTAGCTATGATACTTCAGGGGGTACTACAGTGGCTGGAGGATACCATGATTTGTATGTTGTATTAACTACTGGAAGGATTAATGAAAATGATACTTATCATGTAGACTTTGATGGAAAAACTTTTAATAATGTAAAAAATAATATTAAGATTAAAATGACATCTAAGAAGGTTTTAACTGGTGTCGGGGGATTGTCTTATTATAATTTGTATGCTGAACTATCGACTAAGGATTTAGATTTAGCTAATACCTATTATTTAGGAGTATTGCAAAAAGGATTTATAAAAGACTCCAGAGAGTCCCTTGCTAACCATACATGGAAGATTCAAATTGATGAGATGGCAATAATTCCAGAGGGCGATATTCTTGATGATCAAGGTTATTATGTTCCTACTGCGGGTGGGAGTTATCGAGATCTTACAATATCGGCTAACGGATCAATTATTACCCATGAAGACGATATTGGAGTACAAACTACTTCTGAATATAGTAGTAGGTACCTTTCTTTTGCAGTAAGTACTGATGGGCAGAGTCCAATGCCTTATTGGACGACTATAAGTGCAGATGGTATTGGGTTTTCTATTGGTAATAATAATAGTTCTACCGATGGTAGTGGTAATCCTAATGGTTTAGCTACTCGACAATGTATTTATTTCTCGGGAGATACTAACCAAAATGGGATGTCAATGGATAATTTCGGTAATATACATGCTCAGGTAGGTGCTGGAGTATGGAGAGTTTACAATAATCAGGGTGACGAGGTATTTGATGTACCGTTTGATCCTAATGGCGTGTTTAATTTTTATGTACCTAGAGTAAATAAAAATCAAGATCCGGGTCATAAATGGGGAGGTCTAAAGATTGGTTGGGTCTACTTTGACCAAGCGCAATATCGTTGGGCTGAAACGGTTCCTGCTATTTATAATACTGGAGGAAGAGTAAAAGGGTTCGCTATGTTTGATCAATTTATTGTGACTTTTATGGATGGTTGGTGTTACCAATTATCTTCTTGGTGGAATCATGGTGTTCCTAGAGGCATTGATAGTTCAAACGGTGAAGCACAGGGAACAAATACAGATGCTGGTCATAGAGGTGTCTAAATTTGATTAATTTTGTGCTATAATAAACTTATCTTAGTAATGGAGGATAATATAAGTGTCTAAATTATTAATTAATAAGAGTGTAGAAGAACATCAAGAGTTAGATAGCAATAATCAAGTAAGAAAGAGGAAAAGTATTACTTTAGATGGAACTGTTGTTGATGAACAAACTGGTAATACTTTAATGAATATGCGTACTACTTTATTAGGAGACGGTTCAACTCCACAGACTTTAGTTTATGGAGGAGAGGATAGTATCGTTGGTTTTAATGATGATGGTACTGTTAGACTTGCTTCTGCTACTAAAGAGGAACGTGATAAGAATTTAGTTAAATTCCGTGCTCGTGCGATTAAAGAACAGAAAGAACTATCTAAAGAGAATGGAATTGACCCTAGTGTTGTCAACAATTATGGAGACGAGCTTAAATAAGGTAGGTAATATATTAAATGAATAAGTCTTACACTAGAGCAATTGGGGGTAATACTCCTGCCCTTAGACAAGAAAATGATTACTATGCAACTCCACCTAGAGCTATTGATGATCTACTCAGTAAAGTAGGGTTAAGTCATCATATCTGGGAACCTGCTTGTGGGGGAGGGCACCTATCACATAGGTTATCTGAGTTAGGTTACCAAGTATATTCTACAGATTTAGTAGATCGTAATTATTCACATATGGATAAGCAGTTAAATTTTTTGGAAGCAGTACAGTCTTTTAATGGTGATATTGTGACTAATCCTCCTTATCGGTATGCAAAGGATTTTGTTCTAAAATCATTATCTCTAATACCTGATAATCATAAAGTGTGTATGTTTCTAAAGCTGCAGTTCTTAGAAGGTCAAGCTCGTTATAAGGAATTGTTTTCACAACAAAACCTAAAATATATTCTTGTATATAGTAAAAGAATTACTACAGCAAAGAATGGTGACTTTGATACTTACCATTCGACTACGGCTTTTGCCCATGCTTGGTTTGTGTGGGAAAAAGGTTATACAGGAAAGCCCACAATAGATTGGATATAGGAGAGATATAATATGAATAATAATCAAATAGAACAACAAAATAATCCTATGAATGTAGATGCTAATGTACTTTTAGATGATTATAAGAAACAAGTGGGAGATCTTGATTTAAACGTTAAGATTAAAGATATTCAAATTAAAAACTATCAAAAAGAAAATCAACGTTTGCAGGAACAGGTTAAGTTTTTACAAGATCAAATTGACTTATTAAAGGGAAAAGAGGAAAAGCATACTAAGGATAAGAAGTAATGTATAAAGACGAATTAGAAATTGAACAAGAACAGCTAGACGCTAAGGTTAAGAAGCTAGAAGCATTCCTAACCGATAAAGATAAGCTAAAAGATCTTAAGCTCAAACAAATTCAGTTATTGCATAAGCAACTTTCTGGAATGAAAACTTATTTAGAAGCGTTAACAGAACGAATTAAGAACTTATAATATTAAGGGCAGGTTAAATACCTGTCCTTTTTATATTAAAACTAGAATTTACTAAGTAGGTGATATAATGGCAATGGCTGATGGTCGTTATTACCTAGATCGGTGTGCTTTTAGAATACTAAATAGTGATGGTTCACAACAAAATCGGTTTGACTTTTCAATCAACCCACAATCAATCCAAGAACAGACTCAAGCTCGTACTGCTTATATGAATACTAAGGATTGGGGAACTGTTCAGAACTTTGGTATGGGTCAAAAGTCAATTACTATTTCTGGTACAACTGGTTGGCAACACGGTTTAGGTATAGATCAAGCATGGCAATTAAAATCTTTTTTAGACACATATTTAAATAACTATCCAACTGGAACCGAGGATAACCACCCTGTTTTAGTCTTTGATAACTATACTGATAACTACTCTTATAAGGTTGCTATTTCACCATCTGGCTATCAATTTAGTCAAGACGTATCGCAAGCAATCCTTGTTAAGTACACAATTAATATGATTGTAGTCGGTAACACAGACCAAGCGTCTGCTAGTGATCGTACTAATACATTAATAGGTAGACCCGGTGAGGGTGGGATGACAGATGGTAATATGAGTAATGCTACTAGCTCTGCGATTGCTAGTTTAAGGAGGGATATAAGATAGTGACAGGTAAGAATAATTATTTTGACCCAATTACATTAGACGAATACTTTTTATATTCCCTACCTGATATTACGTCTGATAATCGTTTAATTATTCCCGAATTGCAATTAAAGACTTTTAATGGGTTAGCTAATCAACCACAACTACAGGTGTCTGAATTAACTAAGATGTTTCAGTATTATACCTTATCTTATTTACCAATCTTCTTTGGTAAGACACCAGCAGATAGATCTTTTACTAATAAGTTAGCTCATACCAAAATGTTTTCATATAAGCCGGGGGCGTATAAGTTATTAAATGCAGTTTATCTTGAAATTAGGTCATTAACTTGGCACTTAGATAATGCACCAGATTTAATTCAATACATTAGTAAAAAGGATATTGTTCGTATTCGTTATAACTTAAGAGTAATGGCTGACTGGTGTGGAGACTATACAGAGTACTTGGATTTTATTCCAAAGCTAAGACAGTTGGAGGTTGACTTAGGTTTTATTGAAAATAAGCTTAATTATATTGTTAATCATTATGGTTACACTAAGTAAGGTGGTGAGATTTTGAGTGCTTATAAACATTACGTAATTCAAGAGGGAGACACAATTCAGACAATTGCCTTTAAGCTTTATCAAGATATGGAGCAATGGCATACGCTAGTTAACCTTAATCATTTAGAATATCCATACATTGTTGACACTCCACAAGAAAAGATGGGAAATCCAGAACATCTTTTAACTCGTGGAGATCGAATGCTATTACCTAATGACCAAGACACTTGGCAAAGAGCAAGTGAGAATAAGATTATTGAGTCGAATACCGCTCATTATCAACCGGCTTATTATGATACTGTTTTAGGTATGGACCTTGCCTTAAATGTTAATACTGATGGTCATATGGACGAAGCTTTTGGTATTTTAGACTCAGACGGACACCAACCTAATACTGTGGTAGGAATACAGAACTTAAAACAGAGTTTAATCTTACGGATTTTAACACGTAAGGGAACACTTTTATTTCACCCCGAATATGGGTCTCTCTTGCCTGATATGCTTGGTAAACAAATGAATAGACAATTGCTCATGGATGCTAAAAATGAGCTTAGACGTACGCTCACGTCCGATCCACGAGTAAAGAATGCAACAGTAACGTCTGCTAAGATGTCATATACCTCGATGTTCTTAACGGCAGATATTACACCAATTGGTTCGGACAAGATTTTTAATCTCTATCTTTATCAATCAGAAAACGGAGAAATTTCAATCAGATAGGAAGTGAATGGATTTGGCAATTGATACTTCAGCAGATACAACTCAAATAGATAAAAATGGTTTTGCTTTTAGAAAAGCCAGTCAAATTATTCAGTCTGAAATTGACCAAGTAAGAACACATACTGATTTAATTAATGACTTTAGTACTGGTTCTATTACTCGTACTTTAATTGAAGCCGAAGCTATTGAAATTGAAAAACTTTATTATTACACATTAGAAAACCTACAGAAGTCGATTGATGACGCAGTAACTTCGGCTTTTGGCTTTACACATAAGAGTGCTACTTATGCTTTTGGCGATGTTTTTATTCGGCTTAATGGAACATTACAACAAGACTTAGTAGTAGATAGGGGAACACGTTTTTATTCAACTAATCCTAATTATGAACAGGTATATAGAACGATGGTTCCCTATCGAGTACCCAAAGGTTCTAAATCATTTACTATTCCGGTTTATTGTACAGTAATTGGTTCTTATGGTAATATTCCAGATCGAATAATTGATCGTACGACTGATATTGGTGGAATTGCAGAAGTTTATAACCCAGAAGCATTTAATACTGGTGAAGACGAGGAAAACCCGCAACAGGCTAAAGTTCGGTTTAGACAGATGATCCAGTCTTTAGCTCGGGGTACTAGTCAATCCTTAAAGTATGTTGCAGAAAGTGTTCCGGGAGTCGCTGGTGCTAATGTTTATGAATCTACCTATGGAGCAGTAGTAGTTTATGCACATGACGCTAATGGTAACTTGGGTGATGATCTTAAACAGCAGATTGCGGATCGGTTAGTTGATTATAAACCAGCCGGAATTAAGGTCATGGTTTATCCAACCCATAAATCAGTAGTTGCTCTTGACGTTACAGTAAGAGTAGATAATACAGATTTGTTAACTAATGACTTTCTGGCTTTAATTAAACAAAATCTTGCTAATTATATTAATTCGCTTACTGTAGGTGAACCTCTTTACAAAGCAAACATTATTCAAAAGATAATGGATACTGACGACTTAGGTTTACTTGATACAACAGTAGACGTTAAGGTTTATCCAGATCGGAAAATGCTAAATAACCCCGGAATTAGTGATGATACTATTATTAATATTAAAGGTGCAGAAGTAAGACAACCTTATCTTAGACCTACTGATATTACCCAAGAGGGGACTTATGGTATCTTAGGCCGTAAGTCCAATAAACTTACTGAACAAGACGGGGTAAGTTGGAAAGATTCTATTGTAAAGGATAAACAACCAGAGCAAGATGAGATTACAGAGGGTTTAGATATAGATGATGTATACCAAACTAATTCAAATGAAATCTTACGTCTAGCTATTTGTAATATTAAGTTCAAACAAGAAGCTAATGAAGCAGACCCTACAGTTTTAATTAATGACAAAGCACCACAAGATGATTCCTTGCCTAGTGTACTAGCTAATGGAATTGGTAAATAGGAGGTGTAGGTTATGAGTATTGCTAATAACTTACATCCATTATGGAAAGGTGCACTAAGAGGTTATAATAAACCTACAGGGGAAGTTAATGATGCTCTGATTAATGCACTCCAATATGAGGTAGATCGGGCAGAAGCTAGTATGTATTCGACTAAAATTGATTCTTATTTAGATACTGCTAGAGGTGTTTGGCTTGATTACTGGGGTAGCTGGTTGGGGTTGCAACGTCTAAGTGGTGAAAATGATTATACTTATCGGGAAAAGTTAAAACACCATGTTTTGCATAGTCGAAGTACGAATAACAGTATTAGACAAGCACTTGCTGATTACTTGCATACTAACGTAGGTAATATTTATATTTATGAGCCTTATCGTGATATGTTTATCTGGAATTCTAGCAAGTGGAATACTTATAAGTTTTATCCTTCTACTTATTACCGCTATGCAGTAATTGACGTTCAGATTGATTCTCCGATTAATACAATTGCTGGTGAAATTATTAATCTATTTAGACCTGCTGGGGTTATCTGGGTTATTACTTCCTTAGTTAATGTATTAAATACTAAAGCGCCAATTATTGACTTTACTGCTTATGATAAATACAACTTTGTAACCGAAGATGTTGATTATATTGGGTTTACTGAAAGAGACGCTAATTATATTCTCCCTAATTTTGATCGAACTATCCATGTAACTGATCCATTTATTTATAACGATAGCTTGCTAAATGGAGGAAAGAAATATTATACTCCCGGTGGTTTTCATAATATGGTTTGGCTTGGTAAGGTTTTAAAGGATTACGAACCAACTCAAACCTTAGATACAGGACAATCAAAATCATTTGTAGAAATGCTACCATTACAAGATTATAATGCAATGTCAAGAATTGATAGCTTATCTAAGGACTTTGAATATAATTCCCTAGGTATTGGTGGGGGGATTGACTTCTATACTTTCTTAGGGGGTAATTTAACTGGTAATACTCCTAAGCAAGCAGTACTTAATAAATTAGATAAATTCCCAATCAAGACTCTTGCTACCTATATGAAAGTTAATGGTATAGGCAGTAAGCAAACAATTCATCCTTATGTATATGATTTTATTAATAATATGTGGGTAAAGTTTTCTGATTATGAATTAAGTTCAAAATATAAGCTATACCGGATTAGTTTTAATACCTTGAAACCTTACCTTAATAATAATGGAATTATGTATGTTAAGTTTATGTTTGATACTCAGTCATCTATTTCGGTAGATTACTTTGGTTTTGACTATGAAGATGATAGTGTCGGTGTCATGCGAATGGGATCGACTGATGGTCAATTTAAGATGGGTGCGTATACATAAGATAGATATGATGATTAAGAGACAGGTTAATCCCTGTCTTTTTAGATTCAACTATATTAAAGCAAGACAAAAGAGACTTTCTAGTATACTAAGAAAGAATAAATTAAAGGAGCAATAATTAAAATGGTTGTTAAGTTTACGCAAGCATATATGACAACAGATTATCCAGATGAAAATGGTAACTATTACTATCCTGTATTTGTACCAGAAAATGCTCATGTACAGTTACCGATCGTTACCTCGATGCCAGACGCTAGTTTAGGAAATCGTGGTATTCGTTATGATTGGAATACTAATAGCTGGACTGTATCAAGTGATGACCCACTAATTAAAAAGATTAATACTCTTGAAGCACAATTGAATGGTTTAGTTTCAGCTTCTAAAAGTGATAACAGTACCTCAGGAGATTCTAGTTCAATTCAACCAACTACCCCAGCTAGTTCTGCTGATAGCTCGTCTACTGCACCTGCAAGTCCTGATGGTAGTACATTATCTAATATGATGAATATGTTTAATGGGACGAACCCGGGTCCAACTAACGCAACTAGTCAAGCTCAACCAGCTAGTTCTGACTCTAGCTCAGCAGACGTTAATTCAGTAAACCCAGACACTTCAGACTCAACAAAGGACAGTGATAAGTAATGAGGGCTGAATTTTACGATAATTATTGGTATAATCAGATGTGTGCGGGTTATGAAAGAGGAGTATTTAAGGAAGAATGGTACATCGATAAGGCTGTAGATTTTGGTTGGATTGATGAAAAAGAAGCACAAGTCCTACATAAGAAATACTTTACAAAACCAGATGATATTATCATTCCTAATCCCCCTGCTTCTGTTCAACTTTATGTATCTACTACGAGTGTAGAAGTGAGGGGTGAATAAAATTGGCGATTGAAACTAACATGGGACACGTTCTCCAAGCTATTGATTTTAGCCAAAAACGTGATCTTTATTTTGTATTAGGTCGGGATAAAGACTGGCCGGATCCTTCTAGTCCTAGCCCTGAAAGTGTAACTACTACTATGATTGAGAATCCATTAGCTGTAGTTAAGGTTGATCGGTTAGTACTATGCTATAAGACAGATGAACACGTTCCAGACAGTGCTTCGGATGGTGACGACTTTGTTATCTATAAGGGTAGCAAGTGGAAGACTATTAGATCAGACCAAGTGTTAAGTAATAACCAATTACTTCAACCTGCTAACTATGTCTGCTTAATTGGTACTTTAGATGTAGCTAAGTTACCAATGTTTAGCTTTACTCAAATCGGTGTAGCAGAAGATGTAGCAATTGCAGATAATGCTCCGTCAAAACATGAAGCACAAAAGCAAAATGTTACTAATTGGGGTAATATGTATTTCTATGAAAATAGACCAATGGAAACATATGGTAATACACAACGTAAGATTATGAAGTACATGATTCAGTTTTAGATTAAAACCTAAGTAGAAAGGAATGATAAAAGTATATGGCAGGAACAATTGATGATAGCCAACAACCTTATGGAAACCACTTTAACCTCTCTAAGAGATTTTCTAAGGTTTTATTCCGCCCCGGAAGACCTGCACTGAGTTCAGAGTTGCTTGAATTGCAAAGTATTCAAAACAATCAACTAGAAATGCTAGGCGATTCTCTTTTTCAAGAAGGGGCTATTATTTCTGGGATGGAAATTATCCCAAAACCAGATCGGACAACAGCAGATACTAAGATGCCAAACTCATTCTCAGTAGCTAGTTTGTTTGCTAATAATTCTAAGTATTCAACGGGTGGCTATGTTCGAGATGGTAGAATTACGGTAACAACGGAGGGTAACTTACCTACTGATGTTCCGTCTATTGACTTTACTGGTAATGTTACTCAGGGGTTAGGTGTAGTAGTAAGTTTTACTATTAGTAAGAACTCTGGTAATTTAAATAAGATTAATTTAGTGGGTGACGACAGTAAGTTAGAATTAATTAGTTGGACGGTAGATGGGAATACTATTAGTTCTGATATTAATGATTTAGCTAATGCTTCTGCTTTAGTTTTGACTAATGGAAACCAAGTTAACCTTAATGATGGCTCACATAAGTTTGTTGTTAAGTACCGTACAAAAGCCTCTGGTTCTGTTAGTTTTAAGCTTGCAATTAACGCTGGTTATGATCCAACCTCTAATGTTGCTGAAGTTAATATTGATAAGCTTTATATTGAAGATGGTAATGAAGCTACCGATTGGAAGATTAACTCTAAAGACTCTGGTACTGCTTCTGATACTGAACGAATTAAAGATTATACTGTAAGGTCTGGTCGGGTTTACCTAAATGGTGCTGTTCGAGAATTTGACCAACAAGACTTTTCTATTAAGGGAACAGGTCGAGAAGAAATTGGTTTAAGACTAGATGAAAATATTGTTACTGCAAGTGATGATCCGTCCTTACTAGATGATACTCCCGGTGCAGTAACTAAGGGTGAAGCTGGGGCAGATCGACTTCATTATAATGTTGCTCTTACCTATCAAGATGCCAGTGCTACACCTTTTGTAGTATTCCAAGATAACGTTCTTAATCAAAGAGCAATTAAACCGGATTACTCTAACCTAGAGCCAATTTTAGCTAAACGTACTTATGACCAATCTGGTTCATTCCGTTCTTATGGTTTTGAAGTCCACTTGAGAAAGAATCCAGATCCATCTAAAGGTGCGCAAGACCCAACAGACGCAAACAAGATTTTGCTCGATATTGATGCCGGACAAGCTTATGTACAAGGTTATAGTATCTCTACTTCTGAACCTACTACGATTAAGCTTGATGTTGCTAATAAATTAGGCACTGCAACTAACGAAGGTTTCTACTACCGGGGTGATGGCTCAAATTACCAATTAATTAACCAACCAGTTAGAAAGGTTGCTGGGGTTACTTATACGTCACGTGAGACTATTAATCATGCACGTGGTGCGGGTAGTGATGTTAGGGATAACTTTACTAGCAAGAATGTTACTTATATTCGTAAGATCTGGAATAATGCAAAAGAATTTGAAGAAGGAAAAGATTTCACCTACGTAGGAAATACTATTTACTGGGGTGTGGACCTTAAAGGTAATCCTCTTCCTAATGCTAATGACTTGCCTACCCCCGGACAAGGATATAACATTACCTATGACTATGCTACTAATGCTAAAGAGGGTACCGATTATCGAGTAGCTGTACAAGATGGTGTTACCTCTATTGATATTGATAGCATGAAAGGTGCTAAACCAGTTGCTAGTTCAACAGTTAATGTTACTTATAGTTACTTTACTGCTCGAATTGATATGATTAGAATTACTATGGATCAAGCAAATCCATTTAAGGTTATCCCCGGACAAGCTGGACCTCTTAATTCTATTACTCCTCCAGTAGTAAATGACCCATTGACTCTTGAACTTGGTTATGTATATATTGAGCCTAATTCGCATAATGCTGTCTTTACTATGCAAACCATTACTCGGATTACTTTTGAATCATTACAACAATGGGGACATCGTTTAGATAATGCAGAATACAACATGGCTCTTAATTATATGCAATCTGATGTCAAGCGTTCAGAAGACCCAGTAGTATTGAAAGATGCTTTTGCTGATAGTTTTGCTACAATTGCTAACCGTGACGATACTAATAGTAATGTTTCATATGACTTTGAGAACGGTGAAATTTCCATTCCAGCACAAGCTAAGGCAGACTTATCACCCAACATGAACAAGGCTCTTTCTAATATTTCATTACATGGTAATTTAGTTCGTCCGCCCTATCATGAAGTTGAAGCACTTAGTCAATCTATTGCCACTGGTGTTATTAATATTAATGAGTTTAATATTTTCTCTGCTAATGGTAATTTAACTATTGATCCTGCTGTTGATAATTGGATTGACACTAAGACTACTACTGACTTTAAGCGTGTTGATAAAGGTACGATTAACATGAATAAGTGGTGGAGACACATGAGTGACACTAGCATGGGCTGGTATAATGATGGTCGTACAGCTCAGCAACACGCCATTGATCAAGCTGGTCAAGAGTTAATGCGTTATGGTGGGCTTAATGGAGTTGTTGATACTGGTTCTGGTAACACCTTAGGTCAAACAGGTTGGATGATTGGTGATGGTGGTACTTCTACTACTGATTCATTAGTCGAATATATGAGATCTAAGAAGATTACTTTTAAGGCTACTAACTTTAGACCATTAACTGATGGTTACACAATTACGATTGATGGTACCCCAGTGCAAGAACCTACCCCAGAAAATGATAGCTATAAAGGAGCTAAGGCTAATACCTTCAAGACTGATTCTAAAGGTGAAATCCATGGTACCTTTGTGATTCCGGGTGGATCTATTCGTTGTGGTACTCGTGTAGTTAAGATTGTTAATAATAGTGGTGATGTAGCCTCTACTAACTACACTGCTAATGGTACGCTTAGAACAACTACTAACGTTATTGAAAAACAAACTTATACTGTTAACCTTTGGGATCCGCTGGCTCAATCATTCTACCTACAAGAAACGAGACAACTATCGTCTATCGACTTGTACTTTATGACTAAGCCTGCTAGTGCTAATAGTAATGAAGCCCATCGTCCTCAATTAATTGTTCAAATTCGGGAATTAGGGGATACTCAATACCCTAATCGAGTAGTTAGAGCAGAGCAATATCTGGACCCAGAAGAAATTCATACTAGTAATGATGGTAGTGTCGCAACTAGAATTACTTTTGATGATCCAGTTACTCTTAAAGCTAACGAAGGTTATGCTGTTGTTCTTATTTCAGATAGTAACGAATATACTGTCTTTAAGGCTACTAAGGGCGAAACTGTTATGAGTGCTGGTAAGTCTGAAACTGGTTACAACACTAACTATCAAGCTATCTATAATGACGACCCACAAGCTACCGGTCAAAACTTTGTTATTTCGTCTACTGTTTCTGCTAATGTGGGCGATGTTTTAGGTAAAGCGCCTAACTCAAATGGTGACTTATTCATTTCTAACAACGGTATGACTTGGACTGCTGACGGTGCTTCTAGTTTGAAGTTCAGAGTTAACGTAGCTGAGTTCTTAGATAATGGTCAAGTTGTCTTTGATCCAATTATTATGTCTGACTTTAACCAATCAGCTAATACTGTTTGGGACAAACGCAGTGACATGGGACCTAATATGGATTGGCATGGTACAACCCCTAATACTTACTTATCGTCTATTGATCGTTTAGCTACTTTGACCAACTTCTTAACTTATCAAAACACTGCTATGCACTGGTATATTAAGCTAGTTCAGCAATCAGATGTTAATACCGAAGGTAGCAATAATTTAACTGCCGTATTGAATAATACACAATGGAAACCATTAGTTGTTAATAATAACAATAAAGTGGTATCTGTTCCGGGAACTACTACTACTACTGTTCCCAAGATTACAACAAGTAATGATCCACAACAACTTGATGGTGAACTTGCTTTATTCCAAAACACTTATGCTATTCAGTTAATGGCTGAGTTTACTACTGATAGATACATTGCTCCTATCTTAACTACTGAATCGTTAAGTTTAGCCTCTATTCTTACTGGTACTAAAGCCCATTATGAATCTATTAACTTAGACGAGTCTGGTGATGCCTCATTTAACAAGGTTAAAATCCAGTATGACGCTTATATTCCTAATCCGGGGACAGAGGAGTCTTATGTATTACCTATGTATTCAGTAGATGGTGGTAATACTTGGTACAACTTCCCAGAAAATGGTGGTAAGAGTACAACCCTAAACAAGGAAGCTTCTAGTGGTTCTAAGCCAACCTCAACTAAGCAAGTTAGTCCTTACTTTACTCGTTATATCTTCCAAGCAACTGTTCCTAATGCAACGGATAAAAACCACCTAGCTACCCAGTTTAAGGTTCGTCTTAACCTTCATGCTTCTAGCAACTTCAGAAGTCCGAAAGTAAGAAAGCTCAGTGGTGTATTTAAGTACGATGTATAGCCTTTCTTTGGATAACGTTACACGTAATTAAATAATAAATTAGAAAGTACTTAGTTTAATTACTAGGTACTTTTTCTTTACCTTAAATATCCTATATTAGAACTAGCACAGATTAGATTTACCTGACTTGACTGATAATCAGAGAGGAAGAATAGAATGCACGATTTACTGATGGCGATTGCGATTGCATTAATTCCAGTTGTAATGGGCTGGATTGGTCAACAACTGATTAATAATCATAAGCTAGGGGAACAAGCATATAAGATTGAGAACCTAGTTAGCATGGCAGTGGTAGAAGCTGAAAAGCTTGGCTTAACAAAACAACTTACTGGTAATGAGCAATTCCAATATGCTTTTAACTTTGTCAATAGCCAGCTTAAAGCTTTAGGTATTACAGATGTTGATGAAAGCTTAATTAAAGCACAAATTGAACGGTCTTGGTTTACCCAAAAAGATCGTCTTGAACAGGCTTATGGAAGTGTGAGCCAACCTACTACACCTACTGATCCTCGACAACTAAAAAGTGCTAATACTACGGTGGAAAAGCCAGCTCCAACAGTACCAGAACAAGGAAAAGATAATATCCAAGCAAGTCAACCAGCTACTAACCAAGTATCTGAAAATGGCGGAAAGTAGAGACAATAATCAGGGTAAATCTACTATGCAGGTAGATAACGATACAATCTTTAACTTGTTAATGGAACTGAAATCCTCTAATGCGTCTATTCAAACTGAAATTAACTCATTAAATGAGAAGATAGATCAATCTAATCGTAAGTTTGATGAGTTAAAGCAAGATTTTAATACTCGTATTGATAATGTGGAAGAGGATTCCACTAAAGCACGGGATAAGGCACAAGAAGCCCTAGAGAAGAGTAAACAGCTAGAAAAGGATAATCAGCAGAAGAACAATACATGGACTTTGATCTGGTTACCCATTTTGATTGCCTTTATTCCAACTATTTTAGGGCACATCCACTTACAATAAAGGAGAGGTAAAATTATTGCCTCTCTTTTTATTTTTATCTTTTTATACAAAAACAGTTGAATATTTAACTAAAAGTGTTATAGTAGAATTATCAATAAAACGGGTTGGTGATGTAATGTGTAATTATTTAAAAGGAGACTATGTATACTTACTAGGTCAAGCTTATGATTGCTTTAATTATGTTTTACTTGAAGATGAGGCAACTGTATTTAATTACTTTGCTAAGCCTAGTAAGATCGATTTACAGATTATGAGTAGTTTTTATGAGTTAAGTATTAGACTAAAGGAAAATCCTGTTTGGCTGATGTCTAACGTATTTGATTATTATTTATATCTTAATCGAAAACGTAAGGCTATTCCGTTCATGCCTTTAGGTAATTTTAATCAAGAAATGATTCTAAAAGCTTATGATGGAAAAGATAAATACCGAAAACTAGCTAATAAAAACTTATATGTTACCTTAGACAACCTTTACTTAAAAGCTCTTAATATGTTATTTAAAATTCCAATTAAGGAATTATATAGTGAGGAACAGACTTATCTTAAAGAAAGAGTTTTTGGCTATCGTAACACTTCTTATATCAACGTTTCAATGGAAAAGGTTAGACGATTGCTTTTAAAACGATCTAATAAAACGTGGGATAATATGTTATTATTAGATGGTGTGGAGTATTTTGAACCAGTAATATTCTTAATTTGTAAGGAACCTCATGAAGCTCTAACCCATCATTTAGGAGTAACAGAATACAGCTATTACTATTATGGAATTAATAATGAAATAGAACTTCGAGATCCAGACGAATTAAAGTATCTATTCAATGCTTACCATTATCTTAATCAGAGAGGATTAATAATTTAATGGAATTAGATAGCCGTCAAAAAGAAGAGCAATTATTAATAAGATCAATCCATAGCGCTCATACTGCTAAGAATGTATTGTCACGTAATGTGGGAGTGCTAATTAAAGATCCTACTTATAAATTAATTGCTGAAACCGTAGTTCAATACTATGCAACTACAGACGAACCTTTAAGTCTAAATGCTCTTAACTTAAAAGTTGAAGAACGTCTAAAGAGACAAGCGGAGAGAAGTAACACTACTGTTCCAGACAGTGTATTAAATGGTTTGTTTCAAACTACCTCTAATCTTATTAATGCAAAAGAGGATAATAATACAGTTGTTCTTACTGAGCTGGAAAATTATGTACATACTCAATTAGGTAATCAAGCCATTATTGAAGAAGCTACTAAAGGATCCGATCATATTTCAGAGCGAGTAGAAAAGCGAATGGCTAAGATTAATGAAATCAAGCTTACTGGAACAGACTATGAAGTTATCGATATTTTTAAAGACCTAGCCCGTAAGGAAGCTATTTATGATGAGTTTGGTAATCGTAAGCTGTCTTCTGGTCTAAAACCATTAGATGTTGTTACTGGTGGAGGGTTGGAAACAGGACAAATCGCAGTTATTAACGCTCCTTCTGGACGGGGTAAAAGTAGTTTCTTATCCAATCTTACTTATTACTATTCAATGGTTGCTCACCATAATGTTTTACATATTACACTAGAAGAGTTAAATACCGATCAGATTTTACGTTTTGACCGGATTATTACTAATTCTGATATACATGATGTATTTACTCCCGATGGTGAAATCAGAGAAGACTATAAGGAACGAGTTCATAACTATTACAGTAAAGTAAATGAAAATCAAATGGTAGGAAACGTTTATTATGCAAAATCTACTCCATTAACATGGACCGTAGACGATGTAAGACAAGTAATTAATAAAGTAGAACGGGAAAAGCAAACTAAGATTGAAGTAGTTATCTTGGACTATGCCGACTTACTTATTAAGAAACAGTATTCTGATAATGAAGCACAAGCGGGAGAATTGCTTTACCAAGATTTAGTTCGCCTAGCTCAAGAAACAGATACTCTAATCTTTACTGCTTCTCAGCTTAATCGTGGTTCGGGGATTGCTGAAATTAAGACCATGGAAAATGTGGAAGGTTCATATCGTAAGAAGAACACAATTGCCTTCGGTGCTACTTTGAACTCAACACCAGAGGAATATAAGAAAGGTTACATTAGACTTTATTTAGATAAGGTTCGTAATAACTTTGGTTTTGATGATAACTTTATGTACTTACATTATGACTTAAAGTCTATGCGTCTGCACCCCGAGTCAAAAGATGAACAAGCAGATCACTTAGCTACTTTAGATGAATCAAATACAACCCATTCACGTCCTAGTAATAAAATAGATAAAAACGCAGAATTAATTCAAACGATTAATGATGCTATTAGCCCTAATAAATAAATAAAAGGAAGTATAATAATGAGGATAAAAACAATTGAAGCTCAAAATTTTCGTAGTTTTAGCCACTTTAAGCTCGAACTAAATGATCTAGGATTAACTCTGCTTAATGGTCAAAACACTGGTATTGATAGTGAGAGGACAAATGGATCTGGAAAAAGTTCGATTATCTATGCGATGATTTATGCTCTTTATGGTGAAACTCCAGACGGTGCTAAAAGTGATGAAGTGATTAAGAATGACGTAGGTAAGAATTGTTTTGCTAAAGTAGTATTTACCCATTTTGGTCATGAATATGAGATTACTCGTTACCGTAAGGATAAAGAATTTAAGAATAAGGTAATCATGTATCGAGACGGTAAAGACGTTACTCTATCGACTAATAAGGAAACGGATAAGGAGATTGTAGCTACTTTAGGTTTTGGCTTTGATACTTTACTTAACTCTGTTATTTTTAGTCCTGAAAAGCTTAATACATTCATTAGTGCTACAGATAAGCACCGTAAGGAGATTTTAGAAGAACTTACTAATACTAATATTTATAAGCAAGCGTTACAGTTGGTTAAAGAAGATAGCAAAGAATCTTCTAGCAAGCTCGTAGAGGACAAAAAAGAACTAGAACGACTAGATACATTAATGGATAGCCAAACAGCCTTACAACGTCAGTATGAGCAATCTGTAGCTATGCAAAAGCAACGGGCTGATAATCTTGAAAATCAAATTAGTTTAAGAAAAGCTAAGCTAGATTCGCTTAACTACAATCCAACAATTCATGAGTCTGTTAAAACAGAATATAATACTTATCAACAACAGGTATCAGCTTTTAACTTTACACATAGTAATGGATATGCTAATAAGCTCCAAACTGCACAGGCTCAACAAAAGAATATTGAATTACAGCAGGAAAATATTAAGAAACAGCTTACTGACTTATCTGCTCAATACAAGCAATTGCAAAACTCAGAGAATGCAGTATGTAATTGGTGTGGAAATGTATTAGATGCAGAACATAAGCAATTAGAGCTAAACAATATGAATAAGAAAGCTAATGAGCTTATGACCTCGTATAAGGCTCTCTCACCTCGTCTAAGCACTCTTAACCAAGACGTGGATAATTATGCTAAACTTGCTAGAGAAGAGCAGGAACAGGCTTCTAAGCAACAGGAACAGTACCGTAAGCTAACCAATGCTCTTAATGTGGCTCAACAAAAGCTTAATAAGCAAGAAAATCTAGTAACTGAAATTAATCGTCTTAATAATGACATCAACCAGCTAAAGGCTGAACTAGGACAAGCACGGACACCGATTGAGAAGCCAAAGCAATTAGATACTGCTGGAATTGAAAAACAGATTAAGGAAACAGAAGTAGACCTATACAAGCAACAATCAGCCCAAGAGGATTTTGAAAAGCTTACTAAGGTTTATTCAGATCGAGGTGTTAAAGCTCAAGCCTTATCTTTAGTTATTCCTTATCTTAACGATCAATTAGAAAAGATCTTAAAAGTATTGACTAATAATACAATGACCGTAGCTCTTAATAATAAGACTACTACTAAGTCTGGTAAGGTTAATGAACAAATTAGCCTAGACGTTGACTCTAGTGTTTCTGGTAGTAATTATCAAGATCTATCTTCTGGTGAAAAGCGCCGAATTGGGATCGCTCTTAACCTTGCTTTTATGAACTATCTTAAATCACAAATTGGTGGACTTAATTTAGTGGTATTTGATGAGGTGTTTGATTCATTAGATAAGGCGGGGATTGATAGCGTTATTAATGTATTAAGTGACTTAAAGCAAAGCGTAGGTAATATTATTATTGTTTCTCATAATGATGATATGAAGTTTAATGATAATATTGATAATCAATTATTAGTTAAAAAGGTTGACAACACTTCGAAACTAGTTAATAATTAATCTTTTAAAGGTTACTTGACCTCTTGTATCGAATGGGTTTAAAATAGACCTATACTTTGATATAAGGGGTTTTTAGTTTATTAATGCTCGATTTAGTAAATACTAATGGTCTTAAAATTAAGGCTACTAAAAAAGACGGACGGATTTATATTGTTGCAAAGTGCCAATCAAGCCAAGGCAATCTTGAGGTTGCCTATATTCCTGCTGAATATGGTATGTATTGGTATCCGTTGTCTTTTTATTTTGATTATTATTATGTATCGATGTTCCATAATATTATGTTAAAGGTTGATCCAATTGCACCTAAGGATATTCAAGAGCGGTTTAAGGATAATCACCATTTCTTACATAATTATTATGAATATAAAAAAGACGAACTCGGTACAGATAAATCTATGTATATGTTTAACCTAGGAATTACTACTAAGCTAAAGTCAATAGGTCTAAAGACTTGGGATGGTTTCTATACTTTACAAGACGTACAAAGAAATTACTTATTATTAAGCCAAACTTTAGACAATATTGAACAAAAGATTATTAAACGAGAACATGACGAGGGAGTTAACCCAAACGCCCTTGAGTCCAACCCAACAAAGTTTGCAACCAAAGAAGAAATGACAATGTTAAGTGATCTTGGAATGGGATTTAGAATGAATCAATATATGCGAAAAGTTGCTAAAATTATATATGAGGATAATGTGAGATAGGTGAAATTATGACTCGGGAACAACAAATTATTGTTAATTGTGTTAATGAGGATTATCAAGAAACAGCTACGGGTGAAGTTCATTTAGATTGTCCTTTCTGTGGAGAGCATGATAAAAAGCTCTATATCTCTCCTAAAGGTCAATTTATCTGTTTTAAGTGTGAGTCTCGTGGTAACAGCCCAATCAGCTTTTTTATGCAATATTATGATGTTTCCTATAAAGAAGCTAGTGATATGTTAAAAGATGAAGACTTTGCTATTCCTAAAGTAGAGCCGGTTGATAATGAAACACTTTTAAGTCGCTTAGTTGCTCTTAACACTAAAGTAGAAAAGCAAAAACAAGCAGGAAAAAAGTGTCCCCCCTTTCCTACTAATACTAAGCTATTAAGGGATAATCTTAATAATCCCGAGTCTTATCCCTATTTATGGTATCTTAAAAATCGTGGAATTACCTTACAACAAATATATAAATATAATCTGGGCTATCTTACCTCTGGTACTATTAAAACCCAAGATAAAGATATGACAATTAGTAATAGTATTATCTTTCCTACTTATGGTCTTAATAATGATGTTATTTATTGGAGTACTAGAAGTATTGAACCTAATCCATTTATTAAATCTTTTAATGCACTGGCTAAGGACAATGAATACTCTAGGAAAGATGTTGTTTTTAACCTTAATCATGTAAAAGACAAAATGGTTATCTGCGAAGGTATTTTTAATGCAATTAGTTCGACTGTAGCGGATTATGTAGGGGTTGCTACTTTAGGTAAGGCAATTACAGATAATCAGATTAATCTCATGCTTAAAGCTAACCCTAAGTACTTTTATGTATTTTTAGATAATGACGCTATGAAAGAAGAAATTAAGTTAATAGATCGACTAAAGCAAAGAATTAGCCTAGACCGGATATATTTAGTTGTAAATCCCTATAAAGATAAAGATGCTAATGATTTAGGTAGTACAATAGTTAAAGAATTGTTAGACAAGGCTCAACCTGTTAATCTACAATCATTACTGTATCTAGTAAGAGGTGATAAAAAGTGAAAAGAGACTTACCAGATGTAAGAAACTTAAGTACACTAAGTTTTCAAGATTATATCCGGTTAATGGAATTAGTTAAACAAGATGGTAAGCTACCAACAGAAACGGTTACTCAGCATAATAATGACCCTGTTTCCTATAAGGAAGCCTATGAAGCATTAAAAGATTTAGCTAATAAAGTAACGGGTGAAGCCCAGCAAGCTAATAACTATACTGCGGACTTGTTTTCTAGTCTAGCTACTTTATTAGTTAAAAAACATATTATTAGTGAAAAAGAATTAAATGAAGTAAGCAGAATTGCTCAACAAATTTGGGAGGAAGAAAATAATGGTAAAATCAGCTCTAAGTAAAGTACAAATTTTAAATGCAATTAAGGTTCATAAACAACTACCAATGCCAATGACTAAGTTAGAACAGACTAGTGCTGAAACCTTGCTCAAGAAGCGCTTAACAATGGAAGAAGTATTAGATGTAATTGATCTTGTTAATTCACCACTTAGTCAACAATTATCTGCAATTAATCAACGGGCTAGTTTAACTGCAATTGCGTTAGATAAGTCAATGCAAAAGAATGGCTTAGATGAAAAGACAATTGATAAGATCTGGGCGGATGCTCATAAGGAATTGGATAAGGCTAACCGTAAAGCTAGTGAAAAGATGCAGGAATCATTCAAGCAACAAGTAGCAGACTTAAAGGAAGGTAAGTAATGAGTGTAGCAGACCTTAAAAAGGCTTTAGGTGAAGTTGGCTTTACTCAATTAAAGAAAGCTGTTAATACTGGGAACGTAACTGTATATACAGTAAAGACTTTAAATAAAGAATTTGGCTTAGCTCCTTTAGCTGGAATTTCAGAAAGTGACGTAGCAGATAATCAAGCTGAATTAGTTAACGTTTTTGAAGAATCTTTTGTTAATATTCAAGATCAGAAGATTAGTGTTGTTATGTATGATAAGGAATTAAATTCAGCCCTATTTAAGAGTGTAGTTCGTTCTTATGTACTAAGTCTTGAGGGACTAGAAAGTGTAAGCAATAACTTAAAAGATGAAATTGATTATGACTCTTACATGGCTAAATTAGTAAAAGAGGACAAATTAGGTATTTTAGTTGTTAAAGACGAAGACGAGGATCATCTTTATATGTTTAAGAAAGAACCAGCTTTAATTAAATTAAAGGTTATTAAGCAATTAAGAGACCTAGCAGAGTCCGAAGATATTGATACGAATAAGGATAAGCAAGACCAATTTATGAAGTTAAATAAACTAGCTAAAAAGTCCTATAAGGAAAACAAGACTTACATTAGTCATCTTGATCCACTTATTACCCAACGGGCAATCTATGATCCAGACGTAAGAGAAAAAGTAAAACTATTTAATAACTTAAAAATGATGTATGATTAATATGATTAAACAAAACTATAAAGAGAAATTTTGCGATACAAATAAAGTGAAACCTAAAAGAACGTATAATGTACTAGAGCTTTTTGCAGGAGCTGGTGGGCTAGCCTTAGGACTAGAAGAAGCTGGTTTTAAAGATGTTGGGCTTGTAGAAATAGATAAAAATGCAGTAGCAACTTTAAAACGAAATAGACCAAATTGGAATGTTATCAAAGGAGATATTACAAAAATAACAGATGATCCAGAAGGTATTAGAAAATATATACCTAAGGACACTGAGATCGATCTGCTTAGTGGTGGTTATCCATGCCAAGCATTTTCTTATGCTGGAAAGAGAAAAGGTCTCGAAGATACTCGAGGAACATTATTTTATAATTATGCTCAAATATTAAAGCAAACGATGCCAAAAATGTTTCTTGTAGAAAATGTTAAAGGTTTAACCACGCACGATCATGGAAGAACGCTTAAAACAATGATCAATGTATTCGAAGAAATCGGTTATCATACCCAATATAAGGTATTAAATGCGTGGGACTATGGAGTTGCAGAAAAAAGACAACGTATGATTCTAATTGGTATTAGGAATGATTTAAACATTAAATATATGTATCCTAAGCCTCACACCTACAAACCAGTGCTAAAAGACGTACTAGTGAATGTTCCTGATAGTCCGGGTGTAAAATACTCTAAGAAAAAGTATAATGTATTAAAACTTGTTCCAGCTGGAGGATATTGGCGGGATTTACCAGAAGAAATCGCTAAAGACTATATGGGAGCAAGCTGGAATTCTGGTGGTGGACGGACAGGTATGGCAAGAAGATTAAGTTGGGACGAACCAAGCCTTACTCTTACTACGTCACCATCTCAAAAGCAAACGGAGCGATGCCATCCAGATGAGACAAGACCTTTCACAACTAGAGAGTACGCACGTATTCAGAGTTTTCCAGATGAATGGAAATTTGAAGGCGGTGTAGGTTCAGTGTATAAACAGATTGGAAATGCTGTAGCCGTTAATTTTGCTAAAGAGATAGGATTATCTATAATTGATTCCTTAAATCAGATAGAAAAGTAGCTAGATACTCTCTACAAGAATTAGGCTTAGTCAAATGATTAATACTAATTAGGCTAACAATTATGTTAGTCTTTTTTATTAATAAACAAAACTATATTATAAACAAGGTGATAATAAATGGATGGGAATAGTATCGTAAAAAAAGGCAAGAATTTTGAAAGAAAGATAGCCAAGGAGTTTTCATTACACTATAAGACTAATGTAAGCCGTACTGCTTATTCTGGGGCAACAAGAGGAATTGAAACTCAGTACAATCATTCTGATCAAACAGGTAATATGGGATTTGTTGGTGATTTATTCTTTCCGGCAGATCACCCAATGAGTATCTTTAATTATGAACTAAAGAATCATGACTCTGTTAAGTTTACTCAATTCTTTAATTCTAATGGTGAAATTCCTAGTTTTATGGAACAGGTAACTACAGACTCTAGCAGATTAGGTGGAGTTGGTCATACAGTACCATGTTTAATTATCCATATTAAGCGAGAAAATGACTATGCCCTATTCCCTTTTAAAGCAAGCGTATATCAAGTTTTAGCTAAAGACCATGACAATGTATTGGCTACGATGATAAGCTATACACAAGAGCGTACAGAGGAAATTAACAGGTATAATATGATTGTTACCACTTTAGATAACTTTATGGAGCTAGACCCAGATTTTATGTATCAACAATATAAGGACTTTAATTGGGATAGCCTAAATACTCATGAGGTAAAGCATAAAGAAGTGGACTTAAATAAATTAATTGACGAGGTTTAATTAAATTGCGTTTACAAAGACAATTAAATATTGATAATACTTTTCGGGTATTAAACCTAAACTTTTATGATAAGAAACGTGATTATGTAAAAGTTAATGCTAAAAACAAGGAGAAAGTCTTAGCTTGTCTAAATGACGATCAAGAACACTATTACGTAATTGACGGTACGAGTGACGACTTATTACTTAACCATAAAGTATATAAGAGTCAAGACCATATCATTTATGCTACTAATGACTTAATTCCAATGAGCGTCTTTTTAGCTATTGGATCTAATCGAAAAGTTATTTATATGTATCGACTTCATAACTTTAGCCAAGCAGAATTAGATAATATGAACACTGCTTCTGAGGTTGGGACTACCGCTATTTATGTACCAAACATTACAGAAGATACAAGGATTACTCCTTTGCTGTTTGATATAGAAGACGCTAGATTTATTGCTGATCGAATTTATCTTGAATTTAATGATAATGTTACTCAAGACTTAAAAGAGGCTTATTTTGATACTCTACATGAAATTCTAGCCCGCTGGACTATTCAGC